GAAGGGTTGCCCGGCTCCCCGCTCTTGAGGTACTCCGCGACCGTCTCGATCGTGGGCGTGGCCTTCCGGTGCTTCGCGTTGACGCTGGCGATCGCGTCGAACGCCTTCGCACGGCGAGCCAGGTCGCCGATGTGGCCGACGAGGCCTCCGTTCGTTCGCGATCCGGAGGCGGCGCGAGCGGCATTCCAGTCGGCGAGGACGGATTGCAGTTCCTCATCCAACGCCTTAGCTCGGCGCTCTGCCTCCCGTAGCCGGTCGCGGATCGCGGGCCAGTTGCTTAGCAGGGCATGGATCAGCCGACCGTCACACACGGACGAGCAAACGGCTACCTCGCCATCCTTTCCGTCGATGTAGCAGCCGCCTGCGGACAGCCGCCACGGCCCCGGCGTGGCCTCCGCGTGCAGCCGGTCGATCTCGGCGATCAGATCATCCATTGCTAGTCTCCTCCGCCGCCTCGATGGCGGCGAGAAGTTCGGTAAGGGTCTGTTGCGTGGTCATGGCTTCATGTCCTCCAGCTTGCGGATCTCTCGGCTGATGTTCCTGAGCGTGGCTTCTGCCAACTCCAAGTCTTCGAGGAGTTCGCGAACGGTCTTGGCACATGCCTGGAGCCCGTCCTTCTGGAGTAGGTCTGCGACCATCTCCACATTTTCCTTTCGGATCTTCCTTGCCAGCGGCGTTGAGTCAAACATAGATGCCTTTCAGTTGTTCGAGGTACACCCTCAGCATACGCCAGTATGCGGTGTAGTCAATCCGGAACTCCCGGCTTGCCCGCCTGGCGTTGCAGTCGTTCCGCATGTAGACGCGGATCACCTTCTCCCCCTCCGCCCCGAGCGATCGGATGGCGTCGTCCATGTCAACCGACATGGTCGGATCATAGCATGCCTTCGCAGCCAAGTCCATCCGATCCGAGGATGCGTATTGCTCGTGACCCCTACGCTTCCACCGTGCGGACAGTCCGGACTGGCGGGCAGCACGGGCCAGCAGGGACCGAGCGTCGGCGTCTGCGTTGTGTGCGGCGTAGTTGGGATCGGCTCCCTTCCAGACGCGAACGGCCCGCTCCTGTGCGATGTCGTCGGCGGTCTTTCCCTTGACCGCCTGGCCACGCAGAACGGACTCCGCTGCATGGTATGCGTCCCTGATTGATCGGTTCAGATCCATCCTTCGCTCTCCTCATCCCCGAGCTTGCGAGCCCGGTCAATCTCAGCCGGAGTGAGTTCCCGGTCTGCGATGATGTCCGATATGGTAACCTCCGGGTCCTCAATGTAGACGGTCCCGTTCTCCCAGACCTCACGGCCCGTGACCTTGAAGGTGATGACGGAAGTCTCGCCGTCGTCGAGCGTCATCTCGACATCGTGATATTCCCCGTGCTCCCCGATGTAGATGGATCGTGACAGTTCGGATTGCAGATCACGCATGCCCTTCCTCCTTCCACGGGTTCTCGCCGAAGACAGTGTCGCCGAGCCATGAAGCCATGACTGCCGGACTTGTCCGCTTCTTCCAGCCTGCTTTCAATGCGGATCGTATGGAGTCGAGCAAATGGATGCGGTGCTCGTCCCCGTCGTTGTGCTCCTGTGCCCATGCGAAGGGAGTGTAACCGTAGGTCTTGTCGCAGACTTGGGCCACCTCCTCACACCACTCATAGTAAGCCGTGTCAATCGGCATCTTCGGTCCTTTCGGTCAGTGCAGCCCACGAAACCGGGAACCATTCCCGCATGTGGGATGCGATCTTCTCGGCCACGATCCGAGTCTCACCCTGGGCGTGAGGGTCCAGCCGCAGGCGGCAGACCCTAGCCCACCCGTACAGGCTACCGCTCCAGATCCACGATGTCAAGCATCCCAGCGGCAGAACCATTCGGGCCTGCTCCGGAGCCACACCGGCCACGAGCATCTGCGAATACGCCTGCTCGCATGCCTCGTATGCGTGCTCCATCCAAGAGGTTGCCGTCTCCTGTGCGTTGGGCGGCATGGCCCCTCCGGAACCCTGCTTGATTCCTCCCTGCGGTCGCTCTCGCCAAGCCTCCGGGGCGTAGAAGTCGGCTCGATCGTCGATGTACCGTCGGCTCTCCTCGTTCCAAGCGAATCCGACCTGATGCTTTGCCAACTGGCGAGCAACGAAGATGGGGGCGGTGATCCGGAACGACGCCGCCGGATGGGCGAACGGTGACCAGTGCCGATTCTTGGCGAGGTATCGGATGAGCTTGTGATTCAGCTCGGGCACGAACAGCGATGCCCGCTTGGCGAACGAAACCCTGGCAGCATCGGCTACGGTCTCGTCGTTGCCCCACGGTGGGGCGAAGGGTTCTACCTGGATCATGCGATGATGTCCTTTCGGGGGATGATGAGGATGGCATCCGCTGACCAGTTGGAGATACGGTCAACGGTCACGGTGTTGCCGTCGTCCGACCTGACTCGGGCGGACACACGGTAGGATCGGCCCTTGAACGGGCGATACCAGAAGGCGATGCGGGAGCCACGATCAAGTCGGGCAGGTTTGGTTGTGGGTTGGGTCTGTTGCATTGCTATCCCCATTGTGCGGCCATCGCTTCGGCGATGCCTTGGTAGGTCTTTCTTCGGATCTTCCAACGGTCAGGCGAAGGGCCTAGCCGGTTCTGTCCGCTGGCTGTTTGATTCTGCCATCGTCCCGACTCCGGGACCGCGAGAACCTGGGTAGGCTCCAGCTTCGGAAGCCCGTGAAGCCACAGGCAGGTAGCCTTTGCCTCGGGGTGCCCGAACTGCCAAGGCTGGATGATCTGGTCCGGCTTGCGGATGGCCGACGAGATCACGGACACGGGGTTCTCGATGCACCGCTTAGGGATGGGTGCATCCATCAGCCGACGCACGAACTCCAGTGCCGCTTGCTGCCTGCCGTCGGCACGCTTCGCTGCGAAGTGCCGGGCTCCGCTCACCGCAAGATCGGTGCAAGGCGGGTGAGCGATCATCAGGTCCCAGCCGTCGGACAGCACCGATAGGACATCGCCGACGATGTGCGGACCCGGCGAATCGGTCGGCAGCAGGTCGCACGACACCGCGTCGTGCCCGCGAGCGATGAACGCATCACGGACCGTTCCGGAGAACTCGCACGCGATCAGGACACGCACGGCGCAAGCCCCTCGTGGCTGAGCCCGAGTGACGCCCAGTAGCGGAAGCGCTCCGCAACCGTCATCCGGAACACGGCAACCTCGGTGGCTCGGTTGGATGCGAACACCGCCAGCATGGCAAGGTTCCGAGACTCAAGATACGCCTTGCGTCGGTCCAGAAGAGACAGCGTGGCGGAGTCTCCAGCCTTGCGGGCAGCGGATCGCAGCCGGGACAGCTTTTCGAACGAAATGGTCGATGCTTCGCTCTCGGTCATGGGGAACTCCTTGTGAATCGCCCGCGTCGCGGTCAGGCGGCGGGGGCGGTGGGTCAGGCGGTCACGAACCACGAATGTTGGGCGGCCACAAGATGCGTGATGCCGTCCACGGACCGCGTGCTGGGGATTTCGCAGTACCCCCACCATTCCATATCGTCGAGCATCGCGGCAAGCTCGGCATCGTCCAGCCCGGCGTCGGCGCGCACTTGCCTGCGGATCGCAGCTTCGGCGGCGTCCACTCCGGCGGGCGTCCATTCTCGGTTCATAGGCATAGGTTCCCCCTGGTTCAGTTTTCCGGCTCGCGCCAGTGCCCGCAGAAAACCGCAGCACCGAATACGAGGATGAGCAAGGCGTAGCACAGTTGCGCCCATTCCATTATTCAGGCTCCACGGTGAGAAACCCAACGGTATTGCCGTTGGAGTCTCGGACGGGTCCAGAGTCGCCGACGAGGTAATAGCTACCCTGGGCGGGGTGTCGCTGGAGTCTCCGCAGTATCGCGTTGACTTCGGCGGCGCACTCCTCGGGAGAGTCGCCAAAGGCGTCGTTGTCGCAGTTGATTGTGATCGTGATTCGCATGGGTTCCAATCGTGAAAGGCGAGCGGGGACCGTCCCCGCGAAGCGCCCGGCGTCGCCGTTGGGCGGCGCGGGCGGGAGGTCAGGTGTCCGACTTGCCCAATCGGATAGCAACATGGCGGATTAGGTCAGCGTCGGGGAAGTCAGCGACCGAGCCCGTTGTGATCGGGTCGCGTCTGTTGTCGCACCGTGCCCAATCAATCCGACTGTCGATCACCTTTCCAACGCCGACCTCCAGATGAGCCCAGTAGCTCCCATCACTGCATCGGCTAACCTCAACATGACCGCCGGGGAACTTGATGATGCCTGTAGACGGCTCTGGGGATGACTTCTTCCCCTCAAACAAGATCGTGACGGCGTCGCCGTCGTGATATACCTTTGCTTTTGCCATTGTAGATCTCCGAATGGGGCTGAGGGTTGGGTCACTGACTCTGAGCCAAACGCCTAGCACAGCACTTGAGGACACACACGCTGTCAGATAGCGACCAACAGAACTTGTCATTATCCTTGTCGAATCCCTGCATTGCGTTGAATGCTTCCCTGTTGCGGTGCCAGAGCAGTTGGGCATGTTCCCGTACGAAGAGGTGCATTGCATCCCACCTCGCCAGAGGAATGCGGTTGAAGTGGGCGTCCTCTGCCAGTGCAGCCGCCGCCTCTTCCATTGTCCTCGCCCCACTTGGTAGCAGGCTCCGAACCGAATTCTCTCCGAACATCTCCACGAACTGCCCGTAGTGTTGTTCAAAAGTTACGGTACCGTCCATGTACTCGGCTCGCGTCGTATAGTTCATCTGTTTTTCCTTGGGGTTTGTTTGTCACACGAGAACGAACACATACGAACCGTCGGGCAGAACGCCACCGACGCGGGCATTATCCCATCCCATCTTCACGGCCAGCATCCGGGCAGCATCCGCCGCGTTCTCGTCTATGTTCTTCGCGTTGTCGATGTGAATCGTGATCGACCCACCACGGGCGGTTGCCCTGATCCGTGATCCTCGCGTGTCGGTCGGTCCATGGTACTTACAAACGATGGCCTGAAGCATGGCTGTCCTTTCGTGGTTGGTTTGTGTCGTTCCAGTCAATCCGGCCCCGAGCCTTCCGGCTGGGGACTGGTTCAGTGTATTGGCGATCCGGTCCTGGTCAAGCGAGATACCGCATGATCCGGCGAATCTCTCCGCCGATGTTCCGGTCCTCCGCCTTGACTGGCATGATCAGACCGAACGAATCCGGACGGCTGGCGGAAGTGACTGCGATCGGCTTTGCGTAGTCCTTCGGGAAAGTTAGCGTGACGACATCATCCCCGATCGCGTCGGCCAGCGATCGCAGGTACGCCGCGTTCAGCGTGACGCTGCGGGATTCCTCGCCGTAGATGTCCGGATTGACGACGGCATCGACCGGCGGGAATGTACCCTCAATCCGCTGCATGACAGTGCCTGCGTCGTAAGCCTTGCTCCTCGCAACTGTCTCGTCCTTCCCAGCACCGCAGAGCGTGACGCCGCTCTTCTCGACGATGCAATACGCCTTTCCTCTTCCCTTCGGTGCGGTGTAAACCCCAGGCTGAACGGGTTCGCCTTCTCCGAGCGTGACGGCGAGGATACGGCCGTCCGTTGCGGCGACGGCTTGCCGTCCGTCCTTCGGAGGGTATATTCCGATCCCGTTCATTGCGTACCGGCCGGTTTCGATGGATGCGGCTTCGTGGATGATCCCGGTGTAGTGCATGGCTGTTTTTCCTATCGGTTGAGTGAGACGGACAACCCGTCTCTAATCGCCCTGAATCGGTTCCCCGATCGCGGGCGGAATGGTTAGACAAAGCGGCGATACTTGCGGACCCGTTCTCCGGCCGTCCATGCGTGAGCTATCGCCTCGCTGTGGTATCGCTCATCAAAGCCCGAGACAATCTCATCGCGGGCGTCTCTTCGCTCTTCCGCAGTCTCGGCGTAGCGGTATCGCTCGCACGCTAGATCATAAGAGTCGATAGGGCGTGGTTCCAAATACGGCTGGCAGTACATAGCACGTTTCTCGGGCATGGCGGTATCTCACAATCGGGGCTTATCTCTCGCGACAATCGCGGGAGCGAATCGCGTCGAACGGTTTCACCCTATCGACGCGGGGTGTTCAGTCTATCCTATTCCCCGTACAAGCGAAGATTTCTCCGAGACATTCCAAGTGCTCGACAATGTCTTCGTCTGACATGTAGTGCTCCTCTTCGGCCTCAAGAATGTCTCCGGCCTTGTAGATCATGTCGCGAACCGCGTCCCGCAGAATGGATTCCGGATCGTATTTGTTCCCGGCTTCCAGAACGGATTCGTAGAACGCCTGCAACAGGTCTTCATCGGCACAGTACCCAGTGAGTTTGCAGTCACCGGGGAATGTCGGAGTATCCCCGTCGATTGTGCAACCGATGCCCCTAAGAGCATCGACCACAAAAGACAGCGGGGTGCAGTCTTCGTCCAGCGAAGGAAGGCCGATGTTCCGGACGCTAGTATGGGATGAACCAACCGTCCATATAGCCGAGCACCCGAAAAGGTCCAGAGCCTTCCGCAGAGAGTCGATAGTCTCTTCGGTCCAAGGCGTCCCGTGAGATTGTCTCGACTCCCTTTCCCGCTCGATTGCGTATTGCCTTGCCGTGTCCGACAACTCCGAGAAAGCGTACAGATTCGTCGTTACAGTCTTCATTGTTCAATCCTTCCGAAGATCACAGAGGGGCATTCCATCACATGAAACAACTTGGATGCAATCCTCGCCTGTCCATTCGATGCCCGCTGAACGGGTCTTCTCCGAAAGATACCCGTAGTCGATCAGGGCGTCAACAACTGAAGCAGCGTCGGATTCGTCGGCAATCTCTACAATGTGACTCGTGTTATACGCCGCGTTCACTTCCCATCCGTCTTCGGCGTTACCCCAAACATCCAGAGAGATAATCCTATACTTGGGCATCTGTCAATCCTTTCCGCCCATTGGGCGATGCGTGGACTATATCGTCCATTCCGTCGGTTGTCAATACACTTTGTCGGGATTCTTGCAAGATTCTTTGGTAGGCGTTAGCCTACCAGGAAGACGCCCTAGATCGACATGTCCGCTTTGGGTTGTGGGGGATACCCCATAGGACCCTATGGAAAAAGGCTGGAGGGTGGGGTAGGCAAAAAGGCTGTGGGGCAGATACCCATAGGCTTCTATGGCCCCTCCCAGACTGTCTTATCTCGTTCTATCTCCCCTCATCCCGTATCAGACTCCCTAGCCCTCCCTAGCCCTCCCTAGCCCTCCCTAGCCATCCATAGGCTCCCTTAGGCCCCCATAGGTTCCCCATCCCCTCGTAAGGGTGCCACCACGGGCCCACCCCTCACGCGAGGGAATCCGCCCCATAGCCGCTTCCGGGGCGATAACCCCAGTGGCGGACCGTAGGGCAAAGACCCCAGGGTGCCTGTGTGGGGGCAGGGGGGTCCCCCGTGGCGGTTCAGCGGTTCAGCATCCCGCCCCAAAATCCGCGACCACCGGCCAGTTCCCCTCACAGGTAAATCCCCCAGCCAAGACCTTCCTACTCTCACTCAGTGCCGTCTCTGCTGCCGGTCCCCCATCCAGCATCCCGTATAAGCCACGGGAAGGCCCCGTAGAGGCGTCCCAACCTTCCGGTGGTATGTCCGGAGGGTCTGAACTGGGACGGCTCTACGGGGCGTATACGGGCTTATGGAGGGTCCGGGTTATTGGGCACCTATCAGCACCACCGGATGACCTTTTTGGGGTTCTTGGGCATTGCTGACTTGACGACCCATCTTCCGGCCTTGGGACTGGAGACATCCCGTTCCAGTTGTCGGGACATGGCTCTGACCTCGGCCTCCTGTGCTTCCTTGAGTCTCTTCTTCTGGTCCAGTACCACGAGGTCTGAGAAGTGTCGGACCATGTCGGCAAAGGCTTCGATCCGGTCGTCGTGTTCCAGTGACCCACGATCACGGGTGATGTGGGTGAGTTGGTACATGAGCCGGGTGTCTTGGGCTACGGAGTGGTCGATGATGACCCGGTGCAGGTTCAGGGCCGGTTCCAGTGCCCCAATGATCCGGAGTTCCTTCTGACCTGATGCCCATGTCCCGTCGGTGACGGAGCATTGCCACCCCATCGCCAGTGCCTTTGACTGGAGGAGGGATGTGAACATGCCTCCGCCGTAGTTGGGCTCGACGATGATGGTCCGGATCTCAAGTCTCTTGGCGTCCTCTACGATCGCCTCAAGGGTCTTGTCCGAGTGTCCGTCCTGTCGTCCGTTGACGGCTGGGCAGTAGATGTTCCCGTTCAGGTGGAACCCTGCCGCCCATGCCGTCTCGTCCTTCCCCTTGCCTGACGGATCGACCACGATGACGCTGCCTTGGTAGGGGGCGTACTGGTCGGAGACATGGCTTGGTGAGTGAAAACAGTCGTCCCCGAATCCGGGACACTTGATTGGGACGGTCTTCTCTCTGCCCCACAGGACCGTCATTGGACCGATGCCGGGGTTGACCGTCATCACTGACAGGTTCCGGCACTTGAGCGGATGCCGCTCCTGATCCCCGAGGTCCGGGTTCAGTCTCATGTGACAGGCGTGGCCTGCCTTGTCCTGAGCCTCGTCCAGCAGAAGGTCGGCCTCCGGGAACCTCTCGGGCAGGGTAGGGGTGTCCTCAAGGGAGGGATCTTCCCTGAGCCGTTCCATGAGGACGGGGGCCAGATGCTTGTGCGGGAGGGTTCCGGCCTTCGGATACCACGCCGGATAGAACCGGGTGTCGAAGAACTGGAGGTCTTCCTTGTAGATCGAGTCGAGTGTCTGGAATGTTCCCAGCACCACGATCTCTCCGTTTTCCTTGTCACGGAGCATCTTCTCACGCTCGATGGCAAGGGTACGCAGCTTCTTCCGTGCGGGCACGGTCAGTGCGTTGGTCGGAGTCTCGATGTCGTCGTCGATGTGGAGGTCCGGGTGCGAACCGACCGATGTGCCGCCGATGCCGTATGCGGCAACGGACGGGTCTTTGGTGGCGAACCTCTTGGTGCCCCAATCGAAGCGGAACGCACCGTCCTCCTGCTTCAGGTCGTTGTCCATCCCCTCGTTCGACTTCGGCACCAGCGGGGCCAGGATCGGTATGGAGGTGATGATGCCCTTGATGAGCTTGACATTGTCCTTGGCCTTTTCAGCGGCACCGGACCTCACGACGGTGATGAGGTCCGATCTGTTCCAGGCCCTCCAGACCACATAGGCACAGGTCAGGTATGACTTGCCGATGCCTCGCAGTCCGCAGATGAACCGTCGCCTGGGTCCGTGCTGGAGATACTCCGCGATGTCGGTCTGGAGCCAGTCCGGGGGAGGAAGCCCCAGATAGGCCCAGACCATCCGGCTGAAGTCGGGGAACGACTCGCGGAGCCTTGTCTCACTGAGCCTCACGGCCCTTCAGCCTCAGTTCGGACTCGCCGATCTTCTTCTCGATCTGTTCCATGATCTCATCGGGCAGCGGAAGGGTTCCGCCCAGCTTTTCCAGCTTGGGCAGTCCGTTGAACAGGGCCGTAGCCCATGCCGGACCCTCGCCGTCAAGGAGTCTGGATACGCAGACCGCCACCCCGAATCGGGCCAGGGTCAGTGCGTCCGTCTCTTTCGATTCTTGCGATTCTCTCGTCATGGTTCTTGATGTCCTTGTCGTGTGTCGCCAGGTCTTCCTTGTGGTATTCAAGGATCGTCAGCACTTGACCCAGCGTCCGCTGGATTGCGTCCAGCTTCCACGAACCGTAGAAGACGCCGATGATGGCGATGAGTTGGAGAAGTTCGGTCATCATGTCTTGTCCTCGACGCAGAAGACGCGGACGACCGTTGAGTTCGGGAACTCCGGGTTGGAGTTGATGGATCCGATGCTGATGTCGTTTCCGCTAAAGGAAGAGAACCCGATCCGCCGCATGCGGATGGTGATGTCGCATGTGGTCGAAAACGCGGTGCGGTCTGCCTCGAAGAACACCTGCTCGGTGGCGGTCACGGCAATGACGCCGCTCCGTCTGGTAGATGTCGAGTTGTTCTTGGTTGAGGAGTTCGCGACGCAGATGGTTCCGGACTGGTATGACCCGTCGATTTCGACCGTGATCTGACCGACGCAGAACGGGATTGACGACACGGTGACGGTCCCTGCGTTGGTTCCCGATGTGACCTGATAGACTGCGGTGGCTGCACCGCTTCCCGATCCGCCAGAAACCTGTGCGGATGTGATCTGCTGGACTGCCATTACGGATCTCTCAGGGTGAAGGTGCGGATGTTGAACGAGCCGGAAGCCGGGCTGCGGGCCACAGTGACCTCGGACGAGGACACCCGTGTGACGGTGTAATCGACCGCATCGTGGGTGTAGGTGTAGGCCGAACCGTCGCCGGTGAAGATCGCCGTCTCGCTCCAGTCGTCTGTGCCGCTGTTGGACGACATCATCACGACTCGCGGAGAGAATCCGGGGTTGATCGAGATGCTGGCCGTACTGCCCGTGAACTGGAGGTTCTGGTAGTACATGCCAGCCGTTGACTGGCCGTCGGCATACGCCTTGGTCGCAGCGTCGGTGTTGGCCGTCGGGGTGCCGAGATTGGTGATCTTCTGCGAGTTCATCGACAGGGCCGAGTTGGGAACGGCCATCTGGTCAAGACGGCTGGTCCGAACCTGCGTGTCGAAGTTCGAGATGTATGTTGCGTCAAGCGTTGCAAAGGATGCAACGGTTCCGTTGGTCTGGAGAACCTGCTTGTTGGTTCCGCCGGTGCCGTCGATCTTCGCCTCGGTCACGGCACCGTCGGCGATTGCCGATGTGCCCACAGCCGAAGCGGCAAGTTCGGCGTCGATGACTCCCGTCGTCCACCGGACCTCGACCCGATCGTTCAGGGCGAGGCCGGTGGTGAATACGATGGAATCCGGAGTGCCGGTCGTGACCGTGTAGTGGGTCGTGCCCTGCTGCTGGAGTCCGTTGACGAACACCAGATAGTCGGCGGTCGTCCGCGAGGACGGTCCTCCGGTCAGGGAGAAGGTCGTCTGGCCTCCGGTTGCGGTGGCGGTGTAGACCCCGTACCCGGTTACGGTTGCGGGCAGAACCCCGCTGACGGCGGCGTTCAGTTGGGCCAGCGTGACGGCGTCGGTGGAGTTGACCGCCGTTCCGAGGTTGGTGATCCGAAGACCCTCGGCGTCCCAGTTGCCGTCATCGCCCTTGGTCAGGGAGTCGTCGATGTCGTCGATGATCTCCTGAACAAGGTAGAACAGTTGCTTGTCTGCGGTCGAGAGGTCAAGAGCCGTGAGGGTCGTGATGTCCTGCCAGTCGAAGGCAAGCTCCTCACGGTCCATCTCGCGGGCTATCTTGACCGTCGTCCCGTTGGCCGGGGCGGAGACGAAATCAATCTCCTCGTTGCCGGTGTCAACGGTGTAGTCGGTCGTGAGCGTCTGTGCGACGCCATCGACATAGACCACAAGCTGTGCCGACACCGGAGAGTAGCTTGGATCAAGCAGGTTCCCGGCCAGTGCCGCATACGAAAAGCTGACATCCACGCCGTCGGCTGGATGGGTTACGAAACTCAGGGCCATGTGTCATTCCTTGGGTGTGCGTGGATTGAGTCCTGCTCCGGTCAGACCGGCCTGGAACCACCATGCTCCCCATCCGGGGATGAGGTTCAGGAATGGTGCGACCTTGTTGCCGTCGATCTCCTCTCCGTTGATGAGGTCGTCGTATGTGGAGATCGAGCCGCTGGAGAACTGCTGGAATAGAGAGGTCATCGGCGTGGATCCGAACAGTTGCGGAGGCCGTCCGGTACGCTCGCCCTTGGTGGCTGCGGAGATCGCTCCGAGTGCCTCCATGCCGACTCCGGTCCAAACCCCGAGGAACGGGATGCCGGTGATCGTCCTGTAGGCCATCGTGTCCGATTCCTCGGTCCACCTACGCTGGGCCTCCTCGGTGGTCATGCGACCCTCGGCGACTCCCAGCAGTGTCTTGGCTAGTGCCTCGCCGAACGCGAACCCGACCATGATGCGGACCATCTTTGGGATGGACATCTGGTTCACCGCCCGGTAGGCGAGGCCGGAGCCGAACGCACGGGCGTACGACTGCATCTCGTTGAGCATGAAGTCCGTCCAGTGCATCGCGTCCGTGTTGCGGAGGAAAGGTCGCGGGTTGACCACGGCCTCGTCAACCGCCTCAACCAGATAGTCGGCGAAGTCGTCGTAGCGACGCTCCCACCGCTGCTGGGTCTTCTCGTCGGCGAACCGGATCTCGTCCAGATACCACCGACCGCCGCGACGATCGAGACTAAGTTCGCCCCGTGCCTGAGACATCAGGTCGAGGAACTCGTTGTCGAGAAGCCGTCGGGCGTTCATCTGGATCAGGTCGTCCGGATCGAGTCCGTTGTCGGCGGCCAGCCTACGCCACATCGCGTTGCGTTCCCTCGGCCCCATCGAGTTGACATCAATGGATTCGAGACGCTTCACCACCTGCTTCAGCTTGTCAAGGTCGTCGATCAGACGGCCCTGGACATTCATAATGCGTGAGACTCGTGCGGCACCGGTGAAGAACCGGAGCCCACCGAGTTCGACGGTGGTGGTGGCCGTTGCGTTGGTCAGTGCCTTGGCCGTATCGACGATCCGTCCTACGCCTCCGCCACCGGCGGTGTCCGGAACGATCTCGTCGCCACGGTATATCTTCGCCACCTTCTTGTAGGACGAGGCGACACGCTCCCACCATGTCAGTTCGCTTGCCACCTCGTCCAGCGAGGACGACATGGCGTGACGGACGCTGTGTTCGTACAGTTCCGTGGCGAACCCGACATCGGCAAGGATTCTTGTCTTGTCGTCCGACTTGGTAAAGAGGGAAGCGATTGCGTTGGCAACCGATCGACCGAACTCCTTAGAACTTCGTGCCCGGAAGAGTTGGCCGAGATGCTCCTGATGGAGCGACATGGCTCCCCAGCGACCGCCGTATCCAGTCCTTGCCACATTCATGCCGATCTCAAGGAGATGGGGGCTGAGTGCGGCGTTGGTGTGGGCAGACGGTCGGTTGCCGAGGATGGTGTCGAACTTGTTCTCGATGACGGCGAACGCCTCCTCGGTGTCTCGCTGGACACGGGGATCGTTGATCTCCTTCACCTTGGCGTACACACGCTTCTTCGTCTCGTTCAGGAGATCCTTCAGCGTCATGTTGACGCCGAACTCCTCGTTGAGACGCTTGGCGACGGCGACCCGAAGGCCGGTGTTGCTCATGTAGTGGTGGTAGATCGTGGCGAGGTCCGTCTCCCAGAACTCCTGAAGTTCGGGAGCGTCGAACACATCGTCGTCGAACATTCGCTGCTTTGTCGCGATGGTCCGTCCGTTGGCCGTGAGAACCTGGGGTTGGTTCATCTCGTCCATGACGACCTGCTCCGATCCGGTCATGCGTGCCTTGGCGTCCTGAGACACCCGACGCATGGTCTTCTCAAGCTGCCTGGAGTACGCGGCCTGACCTGACGGGGTGAGTCCGGACACCTCGGGCATGGCCTCGGTGATTCCGACCCGCTGTCCCGCCTCGGTGACAACCATTCCGTCAGCCGTGTTGGCGAACCAGCCGAGGTCGAGTGCGACCGATCGGTTGATGTCCGTCTTGGCCGACCACTTCCTGACGAGGACGGCGGTCAGCTTATCGACGAACCCGGCATTGGGGGAGTTGACCACGCTTGCCCGGTGGACTCGGGGAACGAAGTCCTTCAGCAGGTTGGTGAAGACGCCGTACTTGACGCCGTCCTCGCCGACCCGGTTGGTCATCTGGCGAATGCCGTCGGCCACCGCGTTGACCTCCGGACGGGAATCGGTCCCGCCTCGGAGAACCCGGAGAACAGCCGAGTTGGCCTCGGCAATGTCCGTCCCCAGCTTGGTTGCCAGTGCCCGGACGGGTGCGGTCACGAGAGACTCGTACTTCCGCATGACTCGGGACTTCACCAGCCAGATGGACGGCAGTGATGTTCCCCGCTTGGTGTCGATGTTCCGGATGTGGGTGTTATCCGCCATCTGTGACAGGTAGCGGATCTCCTCGAACAGCCCGTTGAACAGTGTCTTGATCTGGCCGGTTCGGCTGAACATCGCCCGTCGGGCAAGGTTCGTCAGAAGCCGTGCTACGGGAAGGTTCCCGATGTCGTTCAGCAGTGTCATTCCCCGCTGGACGGCCCAATCGTCGCCGTTCCTCTCCAGGTCGTCTATACGCCTCGCTACGGCGTCCGAGATGCTCAGGGGTGTCTGGGTAGCCTCCTCGGCTCCGGACGCAGCAGAAGCCGTCCTAGACGGTCTGGAGCGAATCGATGCTTTGGAGTCCGGATCGTAGCTGAACTCGCGCTGAATCTGCTTCTTGAGCTTCCCGATCTGGGCGTTCAGGTCGTTCAGGATCTTGGACTGGGTCTTGGTGAACGCAGCCGGATCGCTCTCCATCACGCTGCTCAGGCTTTTGACCTGATTGCGTAGGGATTCCAGACGGTTGACCGACTGGATGAACTTGGTCTGAATGCCCACAGCCGATCGTGATGTGGATGGATTGTTGATTGCCTGTCGAGGAGAGATCGTTTGACGGATCTCGATGTTCCGGATACGCTTCTGGAGATCGGCGATCCGGTCGGCGTCCCTCACAGGGTCAAGCTGACTCATCTTCCGGCGGATGGCGTCGGCCTGACGGGCCAGTGCCGGGGATGCGTTGGGTCGGTTGAATCCGAGATTGGCCTCTCGGACACGCTTCCGCTCCGCCTTCTCGATGCGGGCAGCGACCTCGGCCAGCTTGCCTTCCTTGACGGACAGGATCTTCTTCAGACCTGTACGGTTCAGGAGGGTGTTGTCCGAGTCGATCACCCGCTTCAGGTTGTGAATCTGGGATTCGAGGGTTTCCTTCTGCCGCATCGCGACATCAAGAGCCTCGACCGCACGGGTGGCCGTGATGTTCGGAACCCGCTCCGGAGTGAGATCCGGGATTCGGTTTCCGACCATCTCGGGTCCGCCGGAGAACGGCTGCTTGAACGCCTGGCGACGCTGCTCCGGGGTGAGGCGGATGCCTCGTTCCCGCGAAACGATGCGAACGCTAATGTCCTCACCACGAAAAGCGGGGACATCGGTTTCGATCTTCTTGCTGCCCAGCTTCCGGCGGTCAGCCTTCTCGATCGTCTTCACCAGACGGTCGTAGGACTGGCGATACTCTCCCTGAAGGTTGAGGAGCCGCTCGTCCGGGCGACGGAACCGAAGGACATCGTTGAAGTCACGAGATCCGGCGGTCTGAAGCCAGTCAAGGACATGCTGTTGGTCGGTGAAGCCGAGTCGGGAGGTCACTTCGGTGTCGGTCAGGAACGAGAACTTGTCCGCGTTCTTGCCGTACCGTGCCTCAACAACCCGGCTGATCTGGTCGTTTGCGTTCTGGCCGAGACGCTGGCTGATGACCGACTCACGGAAGAGACGGTAGTCGCCAAGGTCAAGGTCGTTCTTGGACCGGACACCGTTGGGGTCAAGCCATCCGATGAACTCGTCTGAGGTGGGACGGTATTCGTCCACCCGCTTTGCGAGAGATCGGATGAACGAGAGGTGTTCGCTCTCCGTCATGCCGAACGCACGGGGCTCCAGCACGAAACGGAATGGACGCCAGTCGTCGCCGAAGCGTTCGACCAGAGACTCCTTCAGTGCCAGACGGGAGGCGTGGTAGTCGCCCATCATGGCCGCAGTCATAGGGTGACTGGGAGGAGTGGAACCCTGCTGGGTCACAGCCGCAGCGGAAGGGCCGGACCACCCGAACTTCCGGTAGTGCATGTAGCCGGGGATCGCACCGATGGCAAGTCCCATGGCCGTGCCCGTACCGGCAGCACCCAGGTAGTCCAGTGCCTCGACATCCTCCCAGTCCATGACGCCGTGGGCAATGTTCCATCGCACCTCGGCATCGAAGGCATCGACCCCGCCGACGGCACCCCATCCGCCGCCCGAGGCGAGGATGGATGCGGTGGTGGACTTGACGCCGAAGCCCGCTCCCTTCAGTACCGTACCGGCACCGAAGGTCAGGATGTTCGTGGGATCGGCACCGACGACATTGAACAGGGCAGAGCCCAGCTTGGTCGATGCGTACCGGGCGAACCCGGCTTCGGAATCCATCGCCTCGATGTCGGTCTGGACCTCGATCTTGCGGGTGACATCAGCCGTCCAGTTGGCGAACCCGCCCGGAGTCTTCACGGACTTGGTCACGGCCTCGCGGCTGAAACCGTTCCGCTCGAAGATCCGACGGGTGCCTTCCGGAAGGGAGTCGTAGTCGAGTCCCGGATCGTAGATGGAGCCCTTGGCGATGTCCGCCGGTGACTCCTCGTACCTGTCTCCGAACCCGAGAGCGAACGAGATGGACTGACCCCAAGAGAGGGTGTTCAGCCAAGAGTTCTGGTCGGCCCAGTATTGGGATCGGTTCAGCCAATCCCCCAGCAGAGTTGTTCGCTCCGTCGGGGGTACATAGGTCGGAACGCCTCCCTCAAGCCAGCGTGGTGCCGCACCGCCAAAGGGATCTTCGGAGCCGTTGGAGAACTCCTGCTTGAACCATTGGGGATCTGCGAGAGTGAAGGCGTCTGTTCTGCTCATTGTGTCCTGACGACGAATGTGTTGGTGTTCTCGACCGGCGGAGGAAGGAACCTCACTCCGGTCCAGACGCCAAGCGGGGTTTCGTTGGTAAGCCGACGGAGTCCGTCGATGAGGTTCAGGTCAAGCGAATACCGTGCGGTTGCCCGACGGTACTCTTGGTTCATGTCCGGAATGACCACCGAGGAGAACGGGGAGTCGTTGAAGGTGTCGATCTGCTGGCCGTCCACGAAGATACGGAACGGCACACCGGCACCCGCCGATCCTCTCGGCATCTGAAGCTGAAGGGAATCGGTGATTGGGAAGAAGTCCATCCGTGACATGAAGTCAGGATTCAGGCGATCCCCGCTCGCATAGCTCCGGTCAAGGGACCGTAGCTTCTGCTCGAATGGAACGCCCTCGGCGATCGACTCACGCTCGGCACGGCGAATCCGGTTGTTGTCGAGAACGCGGAGGATCTCGTCCTGGTTCTGCTCGACCCACGACATAGCCGCGGTCCGGACCTTTTCTGAATCGACCATCCAATCAGGAAGGTGATTGTGGACATCCTTGACGAGACTGATGGTCTTGCCGTTCCTGACGAACTTCAGACCCCAGGCACCGACCTCGGCAACCGTGTTGTTGATGACATCGGCCCGATTCATTTCCTGAGAGATCGGAAGCTGGAGCTTGAACGCAACCAGTGACCGAAGCAGTGCGGCTGAAGCGGGATCGAACTGATCCTCTTTTGATATCGCACCTACCGCTTCGGTTCCGCCGACGACTGCCTTGTACAGTTCCTGCTCGATCGGAAGCTGGCTTCGGTTGTTGATGTCGCCTCTGGACACGAACTCGGCGTAGGTTCCGAGTGCCTGACGGTACTGGTTGAAGAAGTCAACCTCGTCAACCACACGGCCCGACTGGGACATGAGAAGCGTGGCCTTGGCTGCGATCGAGACATCGGCGTTCTTGCCGTCGATGCCTGACAGTTGGGTGAACGCGGAACCGCTTACGCCCGGAGGAACCGCCTTCAGGATGTTCAGCGTCCACTGTACGGCCTTCGGGTTGGTTGACCGAAGACCGTTGGCGAGATCCTCCGTCATGGCGTTGGGGACCGTGCCGTTGAAGAACAGTGCCGCGTCCTGTGCCGCCTTGGTCTGGAACTCCGGAGTTGACGCTTCCGGATGGCCGTTCATAAGCTGCCACAGCGAGGATGCCTTGTATGCCTTCTCGTAGTCGGCACCGAACACCCCGCCTCGGACCTTGGAGAGTTCGATCTCCTCGTCCGACACCTCAACCCGAAGACGGTCCAGTTCGATCCGGCCTCTGTTCACACGCTCGGTGATCCCGGCACGGAGGTTCTCACGCTCGATCATCACCTCGGGAAGATCCGACTGGGGGATTACCGAATCGACAAGCGAATCGACCATGTTCGGATCATCCGAGGCACGGAGGGCAAGTGCCGTCTCCTCGGTGATCGGGCGACCAAAGACGGCAAACGACCGCTCCTGAATCCCACCGGCAAGCCTGCCGACGGTGGCTCTGGCGAGTTCGCTGGCCTCGGTTCGGAACGCGGATCGGTAGCTCTCGGCCAGTGCTGCGGCGTTGCCGCTGTACCAGTCGGAGGTGGCGAGTTCGTTCGCCATCCTGATCCGATCCGAGTAGGTCGTGACCGGACTTCCGGGTACGCTGTATCGGCTGATGGCGTCTTCGACGACACGACCGGCCTCGATACGGGCAACCGACTCGGACGGAGCCGTTCTGGAGAACTCGGAGATGATCGCCAGGCCTGACTCCTGCACCGTTTCCGGTGTAATCGAGTCGCCAATCCGGTTGACCGTCTCCGATATCTCGGCTGCCATCACCCGCTTCTGGCGGTTGGTCAGGTTGGTCTGGAGGTCGTTGTCGAACTTCGACTCGATCTCCGATGTGACGGTCAGGAAAGCCTTGGCCCGCTCCTCTTCGTCGGTCAGAAGACCGGCCTCGGAAAGCTGGGCCATGATGTTCCGGCGAAGCGAGTCCTTGAACGCCGGGGCATCGTTGGCCGCAGAGTCAAAGTCCTGCTGGTTCTTTATGAGGGCGTCCTTCGAGCGTCCGACGAGATCGGACACCACGGCAAGACGCTGGGCGTTGAGCTTGACCTCCTGCGACCGCTCGTCCATCTGGGCCGTCTCGGATCTGGCCTGAGCCAGTTCGGACAGGACAATGGTACTGAGACGGTCGCTGTCGGACACCTTCTCCAGCTTCGGGGCGATGGCATTGGCAAGTCCCTTCGGGTTGTTGGCATACAGGACGCGAGCCTCGGCAAGCTCTCGGCGGATCTCCGCCTCACGCTTCCGGTCCTCTGTTTCCCGAGTGTCCATGTCAACCCGACGGTCCAGCAGGATCTGGCGGGCACGGGCAATGTTCATCTCCGACTGGACATCGGCCACACCGGCGATGGTCTGGCCGACGCCCCGGAGGACAGTCGATAGCTGGGTCCACGGAGAGACACCGACATCGTTCCGCTGGTCCGCTTGGACGAACGGAAGGTTGAGGGGAGACTCCTGAGGGATGGGAGCACCGCCCTGCGGGATCTGCGATCTGGGAAACTGACTCATGGCTCTCCGTATGGGTTGGTCACTATCGGCTGTGACTGAGCCTGACCAAGCTGTGCCTTGGACAGTTGGAGGTTGGTCAGTGACGAGTAGAGCCCCAGACCGGTCTGAAGGCCGCCAAGGGCTCCACCGAATGCGTCTAGGACCGCCGATCCACGGGGGATGAAGTTCGGGACTGACCCGGCAGCGATGGCGTTCTTGGTCGCCTGAAGGTTCATGGAGATCCGGGCATCCTCAAGGCTCGTCCTGCGTGACAGTGCGGCCTGTAGGTCAGACTCCACCCGTGTTCCAAGAGTGCCCCGGCTCTCCGCCGAGGTCCGGATTACAGCCGCATAGGCGTCCGACTGGCGGGCCAGAGAAGCAGCCCGGTCACGGGACTCCTCCTCGGCAATCGCCGTGTTGGCCGCAGCGGTGGCAGCGGCGTTCTCAGCGTTGCGTCGGTTGACATCGTCGATGGACTGGCTCTGCTGGATTGAACCCGCTATGCCGGTGGCGGCGGTTGCCGCACCGACACCAACGGCTAGTTCGAGAACTCCCATGTTTGATCCTATGAGTTGGCTACGGTCCTGCGTCCTGGCACGAATGTGCCGATGAACTCAAGGCCGGTGATGTTGAACGGGGTGGGCGAATCAGAGGCCAGCGTCACCGTTGCCGATTCAGCCGACTCGAAGATGTTGACATCGAACTGACCGTACTCGGCTATCTGGAGAACGCCAAGCTGGGCCGTGCCCACACGCTTGCCCGTGTATGTCTCTGTCCGGGACGCACCGCCCTGAGTCGATACCGTAGCCTTCAGGATGCCCGTGTCCCGGAGGAACACCGACATGGACTTCAGGTTCAGGATGCCGACGATGACGGCCCCGTTCTGATCCCTCGGCTTAGGCTTAGACAGCGTGACCGAGGAGGTGTAGGACCGACCTATCACCACATGGTAGTCGGACCAGTCGCCCGGTGCCGTCAGCGTGGTCGTTGTGGCAGGAGTGCATGACAGCACCGTGCCATGACGCTCAGCCGGTTCCCACTCCGCACCGAGGTAGGCGGTCTTGGCGTTGCTGTCAGCATACGCCTTGGTCCATGTGGTCAGGTTGGTCGCTGCGGAGTACGATCCGGTCAGCTTCACCTTGCGGTCAAGGTGGATGTGGTGGATCTCGTCATCATATTCGGGACGGAGATCCGCTATGTCAACCGTCTCAAGCCAAGCAGCCGACGCCGACCTGAACAGGATGTACAGGGTGTTGTCGTAGGCCTGGATCGAGGCGATGTCGTTGTGGAATGTCCACTTGTGGTAGGCGGACTGAACCCGGTTGTCGCCGACCACGAGGTTCTGGTACACATACAGGACATTCGGCTCCTCGTCGAACAGCAGGAAGGCCATGTTGGCCGTCGCCGCCTCGATCGTGCATGAACCGGACGCCAGATACTTTGTGATGTGGAGAGAGATGTCCTCGGCGTCGCCACCATAGGCTCCGTCGATGTTGACATGCTCGTGGATTCGGTTGCCGGATTCCCAGTCCGACGCAAAGTACAGGCGATTGCCCATGACATCGGGACGACCGGCAAGCCGGAGCACCCGATAGGACGGCTGCCAGACCACGGTATCGGGACCTAGAGTCTCGTTGGCCGTTGCCTCCATCACAAGACCAGAATCGCAGAAGACCACGAGGGACTGGCGAAACGGGGCAAGGAAGGTGACATTCGCAACCTCCCCGGTGGAGGAGGTGGAAAGCTGGATCGGATCGGAGGCCGTCGCCGGGTTCTCCCAGTCACGAGTCCAGAAGTTGTACAGGTCGTCGGCCTGAGAAGAGCACACGACATCACCGGCTGATAGCCACAGCCGACCGCGATGGAATGCAAGATCGGTCAGGGGCTTTCCGAAGAAGTCGGCACGGGGATTGGTCGTGTTGTCGCCGGAGAACCGGGGCTTCCAGTCGATGATGGAGACATGGAGATCGGTGCCGTCCCAGACGATCTGGACCGGCATCGTCGCCTCGTCAACCAGTGAGTCGTCCGACTCGGTTGCGACCATCTCGTACCAAGGAAGTGCCGAGGTCGAGATCGACTTCCACCAACCGGAAAGGTGACCGGATGATGTCTGACGAGCGTACCAGAACTCATTGGTCCCGCTGGGCGGCTGGTCGAAGTCGTCCCAAGTCGCCTCATTGTGGGCGTTGGCCTTGCTCGAAACATTGGTTACGCCGAACTGGTAGGGAACCCCGGTCGGGTTTTTGGTGTCGGTGGTGATCGTCCGGTTCAGGATCAGCGTGGTCACGCCCAGCGAGGCGAACCGAAGGTTAGACTTCGGTGACGCTACCGTGACATAGGTCTTGGCTGCGGCATCGTCGTAGTTGACGGTGATGGCCGTGCCGTCTGCCTTGTACGCCCTGATCGGGGTAGTCCCGTCGTTCTGGAAGATCAGCAGGATTCGGATGGCCGACGACACCTCAACCCAATGGGTCGCGATGTTCGTGGCAACCGTCGGGGCCGACGCAAGTGCGGTATAGCCGACCGTGCCGGGACGCCGCTCCAGACCCCGAGAGAAGGTCATCAGGCAGTTGGTGGATTCCTCCACTTGGGAGGGATACCGGAGTGCGTCTGGCTGCGTTGAGACGCCTCCAGTGAGGTCAGCGACGCCGAAGCGGATCGGGGGCATGGATCACCAGGATGGGCGACGGAAGCCCCTGCGGGCTCCCAGACGCTCTGAGGACGAGGAGTCGAGGATGTTCACATCGAGGCGTCGGCACTCTTCCTGCCGGGCCTTGGCACGGGACATGGCAGCCATCTGCTCAAGGTCAGGACGGTTCTCCTGAACATTGTTCATCTGGTAGACCACCGCAGCCATGTCGGTTGCCCACTCCTGATCCGCGTCGGGGATGTCCTCGAACGGGAGAAGCCGGACCACCTTGAGGTACACATCCTCGGTGAACACATCCGTGTCGTTGTTCATGTCGTACAGGTACGGGGAAGAGCCGCCACGGACGCCATATCGGCATTCGTAGTTGGTGTATGCCCCGTCAGCCGAGAGCGTATTGCTCGGAAGGCTGATCCGACCGTTCGAGTCGGGACTGTACTTCTTGGTCGTCGTGTTGTAGCTCAGGCCCTGCGTCTGGATTCGACGCACGGCTGAGTCCAGTTCACGCTCGGCAAGCAGGGCCGCTGAGGTGTCGGTCCCGCCGAGGGTCGATACGGGAGATTTCCCGCTTGCCTGAAGGATTCGGTTGACGGCGGAGATCTTGGTCAGCAGTCCCATGTGGTTGTCCGTTGTGTTGCGAAAAACTCCCGGCAGCCAACGAGGGCCACCGGGAGCGGGAGACGAGAGTTCGTCAGTTTGTGTCAGTCGATCCGCTTGAGATGAACGGTGGTGCCGACAAGGGTGCCGGAGCCGGTTCGGATCTCAAGGACGCCGGAGTTGTTGTGCAGACTGATCTGGGTCGAGCCAGGAGAAGCACCGACAACGATGTTGGTCGAGCCGCCAATCTTCACGATGGCTGCACTCGCACCGGGGTGGTAGAGAAGACCAGCCTCGGCGACGCCGTTCACGACAAGAGCGTAGAGAGCGGGTTCCGCGTCAAGCGGGGTGTTCTCCAGAGCATAGGTCGTCGAAGCGGCAAGCCCGGAGTAGGTGGACCAAGGCTTGTTGGAGTTGATGAGGGCATTACGCGGGAGCGTGACGCCCGAGAGCGGGTTCAGTGAACCGTCAACGGTGGTGGTCGGAATGGGCATTGGTTCTCCTAGTTGTTAGCTGCCGTTGCCCTTGAGAACCACGGCACAGTACGGACGGAGCGTGCCGCCGCCGTGCATGGCCTTCGACACCATGAGCCAACGCTGCATGGCGACCGAGTACTCCATCTCAGACTGCGGACCCATGTGGTTGACCCACACTGCGGCCTCGCTCTGGAAGCAGATGGCACGGACATTGGCGTTGCCGGACATACGCCACCGGGACGGGCCGGTGGTGACATTCTGGTTGAACGGCGAGTTCTGGCTGAGGAAGATCTTGACGCCGTTGTAGTCCAGTTCCCCGGTGTAGCCGACACCGGCAGTGCTCGGAGGAGCACCGAATGGACTCATGTTCTGGATGCCGCCGAACGATGCGTTGGTGGCGGCAAGCGGAACCGGAGGGATGCCCAGCTTTCGGGCGGCAAGGAAGAGGTACTGGTCAACGACGCAGAACCGATTCTCCTTGGGGACATCGAGGGCGTCCCAAGCGGCCTGAACAGAGTCGATGCCGCTGATGAGGGTTTCACCTGCGGTGGCGATGTTGGCCGAGGAGATGCCGCTGTAGTGCAGCACATCGAGGCTGTTGTTGGTCCAGACGCCGCCGCTGATGCTGAGGTTCGAGTCGGTGATGGCACCGGGGAACGCATCGTCGGTGTCGTTGGCGGTGACGGCCGCGTTGTACAGGAGGGTGTACGCACGCTTGTCGGCCTGCTTGGCAAGCTCGTGGCCCTGGGCACGGGTCACGGGGCCTCGGACATCGTACGATGCGAGCATGAGGTCGATCGAGTCGAAGGCGTGGCTCGTGATGAGCGGACGGGTATCGAGCCCGAACTCCTCGTAGCCAGTCTCGAACTCCTGACCGAGGATCTCGGCCCCGGCCTCGTGGATCTCGCTACCGGCCTTCCAGGTCTTCGGCACGCGGGCCGTGATGGAGCCTGGGGCGATGAAGCCCTGACGGAGCTTCGGTGCGAGGGTGATCGCAGTCTCAAACGCCTGGAGGGTTTCGCCCTGCCAAGCGGTGAGGAACATTTCGTTGGCGTCGCGAGAGGCCGCAGCCGTCGCGAAGTTCGTCATCGGACGAACGAGAATCGAAGAAGACATTGGTCGGATGGTCCTTGTGGACAAGTCCGACGGTCAACCTACCGAGAGTGTCGCTACTTGGTGTCCGACGGTCGCTCGTCGGGCTTTCGCGGTCTACGGCCCGAAGTTGTCGGACCAATGGTGAAGCCTCCCCCACAGCGGGGAAGGTGAAGGGGTGAAGGAGGAATCGAACCTCCGTCCTCCGGGCTATCAGTCCGGCGCTCTCCCACTGAGCGTATTCACCCACCTGTGATTGCCTATGGGGGACTGGACCCCCGTTCCGGCTGAGCCGGGTGTTTTCCAAAAGCCCGAATATGTCGGTGCCGCACACCAATAGGCATTGACCGGGCACGCTTGGTGTCGTGCTCTCGGTTCACTTGGTCAGTTGATCTTGTTCTGGAGGAACTTCATCGGCCAGAGATGGCCGCAGATGTACCCGCAAAGGGCACCGGTGAGTCCGACCAGACAGAATGCGATGAAACCCATGATCTCACTTCTCCTTCTTGAACAGTTCGTTGGTCACGGGATCGAGCCGCATCACGGAGACAAGCTCCTTGGGATCGGCCTTGCCGTGAATGACATCGGCTGCCGGCTTGGCCTCAGACCGCTTCCGGTCAGAGGCAAACATGGCACCGACACGGGCAAAGAGCGGACGCAGCAGGTTCCCGAGTCCCCAGTACCAACTGAGGACGGCGGCTCCGATGACGACGGCAGCGATGGACACCCACTCCAGCAGGTTGACCCACTGGTTCTTGGCGTCCTCGACATTGCCGACGGAAACGGCCACCGACTTCGCATCGGACTCGATCGAGTTGGCGGCTGAGTTGATGGCCGAGGCTGAACGCACGATCTCAGACGGGTCCGGCATCGGCTTCTGAGCCTCGGAGATGATGTCCTTGCTGTGGTTTTTGATGACCTCGGCCTGCTTGGTGATCTCGGTGGCTGCCCGACTGATGTTCGCCGTGTGGGAACACGAGGCCGGGGCACAGCCCACGAGAAGCAGACAGGTGAGGATTACCGTGACGGATTGTTTGTGAGCCATAGACGCTCAGTAACCTCCTGCCGGTACTCGGGACTCATCTGATACCGGGGATCGGAGAAGGCAGCAAGCTGCTCCTGCTTCGATCCGAACGGCTTGAGTCCCGGCTTGCCGTAGACCGGGGCACCGGCTGGCGTCGGCTTCGGCTCGTTCTTGGTCACGCGATCTGCTTCCCACCGACTCTTCAGGCCGAGCAGCGTGGTCTTCCACGCGGGGGACTGGAGTGCCATGTGGGTAGTCTGACGCTCCTCAGGAGACAGGGTCGATGCCGCCCATGACTGGATGGCCGCAAGGTTCTCGTCACCGCCGCAAAGCTGGGCCGCTTCGGTGAGGATCTGCTTCCGCTGGGCCTGATACCCGCTGAGTGTGGCGTTTATGATGGTGTCGGGAATGCCCTGTGCGACCAGCATCTTACGCAGGTCGTCAGGGAGTTCCCCGGTTCGGCTGACGGCAGTCTCGACCTTCTTCCAAAGGTCAGGACCGTCCGACTTCGGCGGATCGGGAAGGCCGAGAGGAGTCTCTCCCTTCACCTCCGGAGAGGGTTCGGGAGCCTTGGCCTGCTGACTCTCCAGTTGCTTCCGGAGATCGGCGGCCTCCTGTGCCTTCTGGGTGAAGCCTCGGTACAGTTCGGCGTAGCCCTGCACCGCCGCCTTGATCGACTCCTCGGGATCTGCCCGACGGTACTTGTCGGGGATCTGGTTGGGGTCGGCCCGGATCTTGGCCTCGAAGGTCTGGATCAGTTGATCGACCGGACTGGTTTCTTGGGTTGTCTTGTTGCTCTCGTCGCTCATGGATCATTGTCTCGCTGCGTTCTCAGCCATTCGTCCGGCAGAGGCAATCCCCTGCTGGGCGACCTGCATACGCATGGCCTGTTCGGCCTCTGCCTTCTTGTCTTCTTCCGTCTTGACGATGCCGACGGTGTCCCACCGCTTCGCCGTGACGAACCGATTGAGCCACCCGTCCCACTTGACCTCGCCCTGAACGGGCGGAAGCTGGGCGACGAGCGTGGCGAACTCTGCGAGTTCACCCTCTTCGATCTCCTGCTTCAGGATGGTCAGGCCGGTTCGGACCTGAAGCTGAAGTAGCTTGCCAGGCTCGATGTTCTTCAGGACATCCTTGGGGATCTCCTTGCGGTCCACCATGAGGGCAATCGTCCGGCGGATGATCGGGATCTGGACCTCGTCGGCCTTGTTGCTGAAGTTGGGACCGAGAGTGCCCGCCATCTGGCGAAGCATGGCGGTCCATTCAGTAGCCGTGACTCGATCGCCGTTACGCTGGATCGAGCCCGGATCGAGGAATGTCTTGCCGATGTCCCGACGGTACAGGCCGAGGGCCTGCTGAATCGTCTGCATCTGGGCCGGGGCCGCAGCCTGGATCGGGAAGATCTCGCCCTGACGGGCTCCGATGAACTGACCGTTCTCGGTCTGCTCGATGTCCCGGATCTCGGTGATGCCTCCTGGATCGACGCCCATCAGCAGCTTCGACGCGATGACCGAGCATTCCTTGAGGGACTTGCCGAGGACTTCCGCCATGCGGATATCGCCCTCGTTCTCCTCGACGAATGACCGGCAGTAGTGCTGCTTCGGTATGCGACGCCATCCGTTGACGACGAACGGCTGGTACTCGTACTCGCCGCTGTCTACGGTTGCGTCACGGAACTCCTTGGTGGCGTACCACACCCCGTCCCTGAGGACACATTCGGTGTAGCACGCCTCCTCGATCCCGCTGCCCTGACCCTTCGGGATCGAGCCCCATTCGTCGGGCAGTGCGTCAGGGTCCAGCCATTCCCGGAGGATGACATGGACGACCTTGCCGTTGGGCAGGCGTCGAACCACGAAGTCCTCAAGGGAGTGGTTTGAGAAGGTGAAGTCGTCGTGATACCAGATGAGGTCCTGACCGCCCACGAGCATCATCTCGTTGGAGTCGGTGAAGATCGTCCGGAGGTTGGTGTTGTAGAGCCGATCCGACACCAGCCGACACAGGCGATTGAGAACCTGCTGGTCAGCCGAGGTGTCGGTTCCCGGAGGAACCTTGGTCTGGTCCACCGTGATCTCGAACAGGCTCCGGGCGTTCGGGGGGAACACCGCATCCGTGATCTTCGCCGCAAGGGACGAGACTCCACGGGCACTGGTCGAGTCGTAGGTGAGCGGGATCTCGGTGGTGTCATTGACGCCCTCCTCCGGAAACAGGGAGGGGATCGTCAGCGAGGCACACCGACGGGCGATGTCGATTCGGTTCTCGCGGATACCGGCTAGTCGGTCATACCGGGTTCGGATGAGTTCAGACATCGCTCACCCCCGGAATGTACAGGCCCGTGACCACGCTACGAACCGAGGCCCGGCTCCGGCGGTTCCCCGCCAGGCTGTCCGCTGCTGACCTTGCGGCCTTTTCGCGGTCCTTTTCGGCCTCGTCCGCTATCTGCTCCGGCGTCTTCACCGGGGCCGGTGCTGGAGAGTCCGGGGTGTCGAATATTCCCATGAATGCCTCGTTGCTTCTGGTAGCGGATCAGGGCTGCGTCATAGACGGCCCTCGCTCCGGCTGCGTACTTGAGTTGGTCTAGCGTCGTGGCCCTGTAGACCATCGAAGCCGTGATCGGTGGACAGAGGCGGTCAAGCCACTGGAGGGTTTCCAGCGTGATGATCGGCTCCGGTGCGGAGTTCTTCATACATCTCGTCCGGTGTTCGTGATTGGGTGATGATCCCGATGTGCGACAGGGCCAGCGAGGCCAGCCTGACGCAGTTCATCGGGCACGGCCCGCCAAGGAACCACCAGCGGAGGTGAGGCCACACAGCGTTGCTGCATGTCCACCCGTCCGTCAGAGTCAGCAGGGCGGACACATCGACAAACCGGCGGCCAAGGTCAACGACCCTGACCGCCGGATGGATTCTGTTTGCCGTTGCCGTAGGTATCCAGACCGATCCCCTGACCCTTGGGGCCAGCGACCAGTCCTCAACCTCGACATGCACATGGGTCAGGCGTGACCTGCCGATCCAGCGAGTCAGGCACAGAGGCCATCTCATTGAATCGGAAAAGGTTATACGGACCCTGACAGGACTCGTTAGGGGGCCTGAAGCGGCGTGAAATCCCACAGGATCACCTCCTTCCGCCGCTTGTCCCATAGCGAGGCGTCGAGGATCTTCGCCACCCGTGCCTGGGTGAGTGCGTATTCCATCGAGAAACCTCGTTCCTTGTATGCGTCAATGATCGCCGCGATAGGGTCTTCGGCCTCTACGAGACTCTGACCCTTCTTTGGACCGACTCCGGGGATGCCGGGGTATCCGTCCGTGCTGTCACCGCTGATCCACTGATACAGGAACACCTCCTCGGCTTGCTCCGGACTGATGACGGTGGTCGTCTCCTTGTCCGGATTGTGGTGGATGCCGGGAATCTGACGGAGATCCTTGTCGATCGTGACGATGACGGGGTTCTCGACCCGTCCGTTCGTCGCCAGAATCCCGAGGATGTCGTCCGCCTCCAGCTTTTCGTGGTGGGGAGCAACCCGGTAGTTGGACCGGATGAACTCCTTGCACGCAGACAGGTGGACGGGACGGGGCTTGTCGATGCGGGACTTCTTGTAGTCCGGCCAGAGTCCGTACCGGAACGACTTCGGGGAGGAGAGGCAGCAGATGGACTCGTCAGCCTCGGCCAGTGCGGCCCAGTGACGAAGCATCCAGTCCGTTGCCCTCTCCGCCTCGTCAACGCCTTCCGTCTCGCACTGGAGTGCCGCACGGTAGGCCACGATGTCCGCATCAATCAGAGCCGTTCTCATCGTTCCCTTTCGTCAGAGAGTCGCACCGCTGTATGCGAAGTTCACGGATGCACCGGTTCCGCTGTTGAGCGAACCGACCACCATGATACCGTCCCAGTCCCGAGTGTCAAACTCAAGGACAGAGACATCGTCGGCAATGCCGATCGTGCGGTAGGCCGTCACAGGCAGGGACACCGTGGAGATCGTCCAAGTGTCCGCATACCGTGTGTTTCCGCTGCCGCTGTACTGCTTCGCACCAGCCGTGACCGATCCGGTCATCAGCGTCGAGAAGGTCCAGTATGGCGTCAGTGACCGGGGACCGTCGGCGATCTCGCGGAACCCGTAGATCCCGAAGGTTGCCGTCTCGTTGTCGGCGTCGCTGACGAGAGCGACAAGCTGGAGGATCGGCTTCTCGGTCGTGATGACGAACCGTCCCGTTGCCATGTTCGATGACGGGGGATCGGCGGCATCCGCAATGGATGACGCGATGGCCGTGCTGAAGGTGGTGCCAGCCGTGTTGGCCAGAGTCCACCGGAGGGGCTTGGTTGCCGGATGGCCCCGGAATCCGTACTGAGCGTTGTAGTGCATGTGTTATCCGTGGCGGTCGGAACGCGATCCGCCGGAAGAGGTGAATCCGACGCTGCCGTCGGCGTTGTTGCCAGGCGATCCCTTGGCGTCCTGTAGGGCTCGGTGGTTGGACAGCATGGCGTTTCGCGAGGCGGCTGCGAGCGGGTGAATGCCGTCCACACTGGTTGGGTTTCCAATGATGTATCCGAATGCCGGGGCGTGGAACACCTTCCCGGACGCATAGCCCTGAGCCCGCAGCTTGTTCGGCAACTTCGACCACACGACCCCTGGGACGCTCATCGCGAGGTTGGTATAGCTTCCAGTCGCAGACCCGGAGGCGGCGTTGATTCCCTCGAACACCGTCGCGGTTCCTCCGGAGTCCACGCACCAGTCGCACCAGTCAACGATGCGATTGGCGATAGCCTCCGCGTTGTCGTCCGCCTCGTCGAATGTGTCGCTGGCCGCGCTTACATCATTGATGACGCCGCTTACCAAAAGACCGTGGATCTGATACCCGGTCATCTCGGGCCAGAAATGCGTTTCGGACTCGGACAGCCTGCCACCGGACCTGCCGAGCAGAAGAGCTACGGCCATTCCGCTTTTGCCGCCGGTCTGCGGGATCGGATCGTAACCTCCGGCGACGATGCGGTCCTCCGCGTTCACGAGGTAGATCCCCATGTGATTTGCGGTCGTAGCGAGAACCGGGCTGGCTCCGTTAGCTGCTGCCGATACGAAGCTGTCGCACTCGACGACACGCAACTTGGCATAGATCCCAACCGGGCCAACTTCGGCAGACACAGAACCGGCATATGTTCCGGAGACGGAGAACGAGCCAAGCTGTGTTCCGTCCCACCTGCCCGTGCCGGAAAATGTGGTGACTACCCAAGACCCGAGCATGGTCGCGTTCTTGGATGTCTCCGTGACATCGTTGAGGATCACCGCGGTGTTTGCGGTGCCGATCCCGACAAGCAGTTCGTACCTCCGGGATGTCGCAAGGCTCGATGCAAGCTGGACGCCGTCAACGACGAGGTCGTCGGTCGATGCGTTGAGCGAGATGGTGTGAAGTGCCGTGGGGCTCGCGTTGCCGTCGATCGTGATGTCGAAGTCGCAGTTGTTCGCGGTGTAGAGGTCGGTGAAGCGGTACCAGACTCGGCCGTCGGGACCGACGGGGCTGTCGGCCGCGTCGCCGGTCCAGACAAACCCGTTGTACTCCATCAGGAAGGTCTGCGATGCGGTCCCCGGAATCACAAACCGACGCCGCAGCGGGTTTACGCCGCTCACCGAGTAGTTCGTTCCGGTCGTCGGCGTTGTGGCCGTGCCGGAGAATGACCAGTGCGACCCAGGTCCGGCAACCAAGCACGAGTAGAACCGGCGGAGATCGCGGCCCTGCCTTGTGTTTTCAGACCAACTTCCTTCCGGGACGAGATCGGCCTCCGGAACGACTCGCACCTTGATCGGCGGGCAGTACCGGATCTTGCACCCGGTGATGGCCGTCGAATATCCGGAGAGAAGACCGGCAAGCCGCCCCATGTTGACTGCGGCGACAAACCAGGCATCCGCTCCGGTATGATGGCAGATCATCTGATCGCCGAGCCAAACGCGAATGGTGCCGTTGTTCGAGGTCGCGTCGGTCGCACGCATCCAGTGGACTCGGAGCTGAACCCACTGGTTGTACGGAATGTGGACCATCGGATCTGAACTGGAGCTTCCTCCGGTGATGGTGTAGGTGCCCGTGTATGCCCCAAAAGTAAACTCGACCCCAGGCTGGAACCCCTCGACATTTCGGGACTGGACTCGGACCTGTGCGTGGGTCGCCGAGTCGGTCGCGGGCTGCATGATCGAGATCGCCGTGTTGTTGTTCTGAGGAACGGTCCCTGGGTTGTAGGTTCCGCTCACGGCGAACTGGATGCCGATCGTGACATCGAACCCGTCAGTCCACTGACCGCTCGTGATCGCGTTCAGGTCAGTCTCGTTGAGAAACATGACCCGCTGGTTCGTCGCGGCGGCGGGAAGCTCGATGTAGCCAGGCCCGGTGGCCCAATCCGGCTTGGAATCCCCGTCGCCTTGGGCGCCCCAGGCATAGTGGGTGCCTCGGTCCGACGCGGTGGTGAGGTTGATGACTCCGCCGGTACCTTCCGCCGTGGTGTAGTAGAGCCCCGTGGCCGCGAGCGACGGGTTGCCTGTGGTAGGCCAAGTGACATCGGCGCCGGTGCCGACATTCAGGATTCCTGACTCTCCTCCGGCGACTCCGGTGACGATGCGGTGATTCGTGATTGCCATGTTTGTTTATCGCTCCACCCAAGAGGCCCAGCCGCTTGTGTTGAATGTCGTTGCTGAAGTTGGAATGAACGCGGGCATGAGGCACGAGCCGTCGTACAGCCGGATGCCGGGAGACGGAATGCCGACCGTTCCGGGAATCCACGCCGACGCCAGCGGGACCATTGCGAGCACGCGGTAGACGATGAGGCTGATCGCACCGCCGCCGTAGCTTGTGCCAAGCGTCACACCCTGGATGGACCTGACTCCGCGATCGCCAGCAGCAAGCTGGAACGGGACGAAAGAGCCCGCCGTGCATGTGGCCGGGAAGCTGGCGATGGTTCCGGTGTTCGTCGCGTTGCCGTCTGAGTCGGTGTAGTTCAGCGTGGTATTGGTGATGGCTCCGGCATTGGTGGTCGCTGTGGTGACGAGGATCGCCGCCTCGTAGCCCTCGCCGTTGCTGGAACCGTTGACATCCCGTGCTGGGAACGCGACGCTCGTCAGTGCCTGAGCGGTCGTGGTCGTGACGACAATCGCGGTGTTTACCCACACGATGTCGATGAGCATGCCGACGCCGGTTGAAGACGCCGACATGTTGAAGTTGTTTAGGTAGTTCTCGCCGGTTCCGGCGTTGGCGTATGGCAGGCACCCTGCGTCCGCCGCTGCTGTGCCGTCTGTCGCCCGACCGTTGAGGCCGGGAGTTCCGACGCTCCATGTTCCGGGGCTCCCCGTGTCACGGGACTGGAGGTAGCGGATGCCCGCAGCCTCGGTTGCACCGGTACCCAGCTTAAAGAACGCTGCCGCCCTGCCCGTGTATCCCGTCTCGTAGTGGGCCTGCGTGCGGATCTTTCCGCCCGTGTCGCGAACCGAGAAGCCGACGCCGTCGGTGTAGTGGACAGATTCGCCCGGCGCTAGTACCGCCTGATACAGACGGTAGTCGGTGCCGCTGACATCCTTGACGACGGTCACGGTGTTTGCCGTCGTCGTCGATGTGTTGGTGATCCAGATGCTCTGGACCTTCCGCTGTTGGCCCGACGAAGGCGCGGCAACGATCGTCGTCGATGTGGCGGACGAAATGACGCCCTGACCGGAACCGGGGCCGACGATCACGGTGTCGTCAAGATCGACCCAGCCGACCGCGTAATCGGTAGTCGCCGTCGATGTGGTCACTACCTGCACGATGTCGTTTGTGGTGGTCAGGAGGATCATGCTCGTAGTGCCTGTGCCGCCAGAATCGAGGACACGGATGCCTTGCCGTCGATCTGGGTCTGGATTGCGGAGGTGACGCCGTTCAGGTACTGGTACTCGGTGTTGCTCACCGAACCGTCAGCGATGTCGGCAGCCGATACGGGGGCGGTCAGTCCGCCTCCGCCGCCGCCCGTGAAGTTGCGGAGCATGCCCTCTACGATCCTGCGGACCTGGGCCGTCTCGTTTCTGTCAAGACTCATACATCAGCCTCCCATAGCCACTGGTCCATCTGACCGACCACCTTGGCAACAAGCCGATTGGTGGATCTGGTGTTGGATATCCGGTAGTCGAAAGCGTCGTCGCTGCCCTCTCCCTTGAGATGGGCCATTGCCATCGCCTCCGACTCGTGCTTCCGGAACTCCTGGTCCAGTTGGATTCGGTTGCCAGGATCTACGAACACGCTGACTCCGCCGAGGCTAGAGATCAGGCACAGTTCGTTCTCGTAACGCATGTCGTCGATGATGACGAGCGTCTCCTGAAAGTCAGGTTCACGCTCATACTGTGCCTTCTCGATCACCTTCTCGACGAACAGTCGCTCCGTCAGTCGGTTGACCCAGTGATCCTGGTCCCGCTTTCGTCGCTTCTCTCCCCACCGCTGCATCGTCTCCCGATACAGGTTCGGCCTCGTTTCCCGGCTGACCAGTTCCCCGGTCTTGTTCGTCAGGTAGACGGCCAGCCGTTCCCAAGCCTCACGCATCGGCTTGGCGAACGACTCCCGAACCACCCGGTACTTCTGCTTGGCGTTCTCCTCAAGGATCGTGGCACAGGCAGACTTCCCAGCCCTGGCTGGTCCGGCGAACGCGATGAGTCTCATCAGTGTGTCTCCGCCCAGTTGTTTCCGATCTTGTATTCGCCGGTCAGCGGACAGGCCAGATTGAACCGCTCTCCGGCAAGGCGGATCGAATCGACGCAGTGCTTGCCGATCTCGTCGGCGATGTCCGGTTCGCACTCGATCTGGAACTCGTCATGGACATTCAGCATGAAGGCGGCACGACCTTCCTTGAACGCGGGATGCTTGGCCGATAGGATCAGTGCGTACTTCATCACGACGGCTCCGGCTGACTGGAGGAGCGTGTTCAGTGCGGAGTGTTCGCTCCGTACCGGAAGGGGCCTGCCGTCGATTCCGGTCAGGTGTCCCTTCCGCATGTCCACCTTGATCCGGTTCATCAACTGATCGACCTTGAGTCCGGAACCGAACAGGTCCATGAGACGCCTTGCCTCCTTGACCGAAACGCCCATGAGCTTCGCGATGTTGCCGGGACCGGCCCCGTACAGGGTGGCGTAGGTGAATGTCTTCGTCTGGTCCCGGCTCGGAGCCCCGATGAGCTTCTGGGTGTGGCTGTGGATGTCCCCGTTCAGCAGAACCTTGACATACTCACCACCGTCGAACTCGGCAAGGAACGAACCGAACATGCGGAGTTCCAGTCCGGAGGCGTCACAGCCGATCTGGACCCATCCCGTCCTGCTCGGTCTGAACAGTGAGCGGAACTCCTTCCCGTAGGGACTCTTCACTCCGGGAACCTGGGCCGTGTTGGGGTTGGAGTGGGTCATTCGCCCGGTGACGGCACCGTTGGTGTTCACCTCTCCGTGGATCTTGTCCCCTCTGGCACAGTCCAGCCAGTTGTCAAGCTGACCGAGACGCTTCTGGATCAGGAGGTACTTCTCCAAGAGGCGAGCCTCACGGAGATTGATCCCGGCCAGCACGGACTCGTCGATGACCGGCTGCCCGGTCGGGGTGAAGAGTTCAGGCTCCCATCCCAAAAGACTTAGGCGTTCCGCAATCTGCTTACGGGAGCCCGGATTGAACGGAATCCACTTTACCTTCGTCTTCATCTGGACCGGGACGGACGGGAAAGCCTTGGCCAGGTCGCCCTTGATCTCGTCCAGATCACGGTTCAGTTGCATCACGAGCACGACAGCCGTCGATGAGTCGAATCCAACCCCGTTGGTGTACTGCCGAGTGATGATCTCGGCCACATCATGCTCGACGGCAACGGCTTCACGGCATGTCATGGCCGAGTCCCGGATGAACCGGAACAGCTTTACCGTGATCTCGACATCCCGGTGACAGTATGTCTCCATCTCCGGGGACCACTCGTGAAACTCCTTGTGGTCCAGCTTCGGCATCCCGAGGTACTCGCCCCAGGCTGCCAAGCTGTGTCCTCCCGCCGGATGGTTGGTCCGGTCAGGGTACAGGAGACGGGACAGAACGAGAGTGTCGATTATCCGGGTGGTCAGAGGACGACGGAGAAGCCGCTCCATGACGGGACGATCGTAGCCGACCCCGTTGTGGGCAACGAGGCGGTCGGCTGAGTTCAGAAGATCGACGCACTCGCCGAGGCTGTCCTCTCGGAATGCCCATCGCCGGTTTTGTCCACCGATCTCGTGGACGCAGACACACCAGATTCGGGTGGCGTCCAGCAGGAGATCGTCAGCTTCGACATCGAACGCAAGGATCAATCGTCCTTCTTTCCCTTGGCCGTCGGCTTCGGCTCAAGCATCTTGGCGATCTGCGATTCGAGAGAGGCGATGCGTGCCTCCTGCTCGGCCATCTCCTTCTCGACCTCGGGAATGAAATCCCGGAGAACCTTGACCAGAGGACCGATGACATTCATCGAGTTGAACACCGTCTTGTGGTGGTCGATGCTGGTCAGTGCCGTCTGGGATCGGTACTCCTGGATCTGGGCGAGGCGGTCAGAATACGAAGTCTTCGGATTGTCCATCGGTCGTCTCCTTCTTTCGTGGTTGGCTGACTGGGGTTGTCGTGAAGGGGTTGTCCTTCTCGTCCAGTCCGCAGTGGAACTCTTGGAAGCCATGCCGTTCCGGATCGAACACGAGGGCGGTAGCGAGCCCTCGCCTGTCACCGGCAAGGCGGTTCTTCAGGCTCCAGAGATAGGTGGTGTTCTTCTTGACCGGGTCGCGGTCGAGACAGTATCGCTGGGCGAACCAGATGTTGTGCGGCACCGTTGACAGTGAGCCCGCACCCTTCAGGTCTTGGAGGGTGCAGCGATCCCCCTCCTCGAATGCCTTGTCGCCCTTCTTCAGTTGGCAGATGACATGGATGTGGACCGCCGTTCGGACGGTGATTCGGTCCAGTGCGGACATGATCTTGTCGATCACCTCACGCTCGGAGGTTCCTCCTCCGCCCTTGCCAGCCACCGCCGCCGTGATGTGGTCCAGGACGATCACCTTGCAGTCGGCGGACACCGCGAGGTACTCGATCTTCGACTCGATCGACTGGTCGTCCCTGCTGCCCGTGTGGTCGTAGACGAACAGCCTGTTGAAGCACTCGTCGTTCCGTGCAGCCTCGTACTCGTCCTTCGTGTAGTCCACCCGGATCGGCTTCTCGGGAAGTCCGTTGTCCCGGTACAGGCGATTGAGTGCCTTTTGGTAACGGATTCTTCGGACGGGCTTCCGGATGAAGTCGGACACGATGTCGTCGATCGTCGATGCCGGTGATTCCTCAAGCATGATGATCCCGACATTCCGACCTCGGCGAACATGGTCCGCCGTTATGGACCGGATGATCGTGGACTTGCCCGATCCGGTTCCGGATGTCCACATGCTGATCTCGCCGGGACGCTGGCCGAGTGCGTATTCGGTCAGTCCCCACCAAGGGTAGGGCCAGATCTCTATCGAGTCGATTTCGTCGTCGGTCTTGATCTCCGAGGCACGAACGATCCCGTCGGGACGGTAGGCCATGGAGTTCCAGACCACCGACCGCTGGAGTTCGTCAGCCTCGCCGTTGACGAGCATCTCGTTGGCGTCCTTGCGGGACAGGGAAGCCACCCGACACTTTCCGGGAGGAAGGATCTGGGCGACCTCGGCAGCCGCCTTGCGTCCAGGATCGTCCATGTCGAAGCAGAGGATCACCTCATCGAACGATGTCACCCACTCCAGATTCCGGCGAATGGCGTCCTTCGCCCCAGCCGCTCCGTTGGGCAGCGAGACGACGGGCCACTTGTTCTCCTGAACCTGGGAGACTGACATGCAGTCGATCTCTCCCTCGGTGATGACCAGCTTCCTGCCTCCGCCGGACCAGAGCCACTGTCCCCACAGAGGAGCGTTCCGCATGTCACCGGCGGTCCAGAACTTCTTGTTCGGTCCCCGGAACTTCTGCCCAACGGGAACCCCGTCCCGCAGGTATGTCGCGACCTCGATGACATCACCGATCATCCTGACGCACGAGTAGCCGAACTTGCGGCAGGTGTCCTCGCTGATCTTGCGATGGGGCAGGGCAACGATCTTTCCGTCGATGATGTCGGTCATTCGTCGGTCCACTGACTCACACCGCCCATCAGGAACAGTGCCGTCAGGAGTCCCGCCAGAGCCCCCGATATGGAGCCCGCAAGCAAAGCAATGAGAGTGTCCGTCATCGTACTCCTTGAGGTTGTCCCCCCGAGTGTCGCCACCATTGGAGCGACATCTCGGACACGGCTTCGATCCCACCACCGTCGATGTCTGCTGTGAGAACATCAATGCTCCCGCTGTCTGCCCATCTCTTCGCGGTGACGAGCCAAACGATCTGGCTGTCGTCTTCCCACGCGACGCCGTTGAGACAGTCAAGCACGGCCTTGGCGTAGTTGTCCGCGTCCGGCTTCGGATGATCCAGCTTGGTTGTCCTCGGGCGTTCGCACTCGATCCCGACGAAGACCGCCAGCGGGTACATGACCTTCTCGATGGTCAGTCCGCCGATGATCTTCCCGACCGAGGACCGCCATTCGGTGTACTTCTTTGGGTAGAAGCGACCGCCGTTTCTGGCGATCCTCGGTCTTGCCGCCGGAACTGGATCAATGTCCAGATGGATCACATTCACAGCAGGTCATCCGTGTCGTCCTTTCCGCCGACATCCGGCAGATCACCGAACGGGTCTTCGGACTTGGCCGCAGGCTGGGTGTCGTCCATGTCGAACCACGATGCGGCGGTCTTGGGTCCGCCATTGCCAGGCTTGCCCTTACGCTCGACGACCTGAATGGCCTTGAGGTAGCCCTTGATGCCGGTGGCCAGTGCCGTGCTGTAGCCGCCGAGGGTGAACACGACACGGATGGTGTCGCCGCCCCAGGGCTCGGTGGTCGGCTGGCCGTTGGCGTCAATGACGCCCTTGAAGTACTTCGGCCAAGCGGTCGGGGACACGCCCTTCTCAGGGGTCAGCTTGAACCGGACTCGGATCTTGTTCGGGTCCGGTACGGTCTGCTTGTTCTCGGCGTCGTAGCTCGTGCCCATCTTGAAGAAAGAGGACTTGGCGTCGATCTTCTTGCCGATCTTGTCCCCGTACGCCTTCTGGTGGGCGAGAATGGTCTTGGCCCACTCCTTCACGGCGGGATCATTCTTGTCCCACTGGACAGTGATCTCGTATGTCTCGGGACCGAACTTGTCGGTCGGCTTGTCGATGCTGACGAAGGCCGCTTCACCGTGCGGTGAAACGAACTTTCCCTCGATCCATTCGATCTGCGTCTTCTTGCTCATGTCGTCTCCTCAGATCCGGCAGCGGGTCCGCCGGTGGTTCAATGTCGTCATCGTCTTCCTCATCAACGCCGATGAAGAATGCGTCGGTGTCGTCGTCGCACAGGGGTCTGAGTTCCATGAGGATCTCCGTTCCCCCGTCTCCACTCCGTCATTCGTCCTTCACGAGCGGCCGTCCGTTCACCATGTCCTGCACGATACCACGCAGCTTGGTAAGGTGGAATCTCGTGACACGGTCAACATCCTCCGGCTTGGTTCCGGTTTCGATGACCGACTTCATGATGGACTGGACGATAATGCTGATCTCTCGGCGGTCTACGGGTTGGGTCATTAGGGGGCCTCGAACCAAGTGTAGAGGGCGACCGGAGGCGGCTCTACGGGAGCCTCTCCGGGATCTCCCGGTTTCCGACATCGTACCCATGCGAGGGTCGGTTCGTCAAGTGGGCCGTTGGCCTTGAACCAAGCACCGTCAACATGGAGATACCACGAGCCCATGCAGTCGTAGATGCCGTTGCTTCCGGGCCGTCGGTTGTTCTGGATCTTCCTCATCGCTTCTTCCTCCGATACTTCTCGTCGGGGCCACAGGGCATCCTGAAGTGAAGGGGCTCGCCGTCGATGACGACAGCCGCACCCAGGATCGGCTTTCGGCTGAGTGCCCGACCGTACCGCATGGCGATGTGGTGGATGTCGATTCCGCATCCGACATCACACCCGAAGATCCACCCGTTCGGTCCCGCCTGCCACTGGAACCCGGCAACCGAGTGACAGTGTCCGATCACCGTGGACTGCATCGAGGCACGGGCCGCAAGCAGGGCCGGGCGGTCGCCGGAATGGTTGGTCCCGTGGAAGTAGTGGACGCCGTCGATGACGATGTCCTCCTGCCACGACCACTTCGGGGTTTCCCACAGCTTCGCGTAGCTCAGCAGGGTGCGGCCTGGGATTCCGGCACTGGCAGCCTTGCGGTATATACGCTCGTCATGGTTGCCGATCGTGACCACCGCCGACGGGAACTCGTCACGCCACTCGGCCACGCCCTCCATCGCCATGTCCATCTCGGCCCCCACGCTCGGGGCATCCACCTCCCTCGGGTGGAAGGATATGTTGTGGTGATCCACGACATCGCCGATGAACACGATCTTGCTGCACTTCCACCGATCTCTGGTGTCTCGGCAGAAATCGAGATACCTCGGGTGGACCGCCGGTAGGTGGATGTCTCCGATGACTAGTACTCTCACTCGTCCTCCAGTTCGATGACCTTGAGTCCGAAAGCCTTGGCGATGGCGAGTTCGGAGTGACACAGGCTTTGGGGATGGTCCCGGTAGCCGGGCAGCATCGCGATGGTTCCGCAGTTCCAGACGATCTCCCGGATGTCCTCGACGAAAGCCTGCTTGACCATGAATGTCGTCGGCTGTTCCGTCTCCCGGAAACCGTTCTGTCGGTCACGCTCGGCTGGGTTGAAGATGTTGGTGTACCCCATCCGGCGTAGCTTTCGCTCTGCCGAATCGAAGGCCGGGAAGTTGCATCGCGGCAGACCCCGCATGGGTCCGGCGATGTAGACACGCTCATCCTGGATCATTCGCTGTGGCTTGTGCATTCGTCTCCTAGCTGAAGAAGTACTCGGACTCGATTACCCGGCTGATGTCGAGGGATCCCTTCTTGGGGCAGGGAGGAAGGTCCACCCCGGTCAGTTCCATGACTTCCTTCCGGAACATCTCAAGCCTGTCCTCGGAATACATGGTGACGAACTCCTCACGGAGCAACTCGCCCAGCCGATCGACATGGATCGCGTGGGTCTTGAAGCTGTCATGGGTGGCCGAGAAGGTGATCCCCTCCTCCCGGCACCGGATGGCCACCGCCTGCATGTGGGCAGCGTCCATCGAGTGAACGAAGTTGGGGGCCAGTCCCCGTGCCTGAAGGTGCCCGCTGATCCTGGCCTTGGAGTCGGGAACCAGCAGCTTGATACGCTGTCTGCTGATTCGGATCTGTCGGTAGACCCTTCGGGTGTATGACTGGTTGACCACAAACCCGAGCGGGGTTGTCCAGCGGACGGCGTGTCCGGCCTCGGCACACAGCTTCGCCACCTTCCGGAGCCAGCCCATGATGGCCTGTGCCGCCACGATGACCTCTCCGATGGCGATGTCAATCTTGGTCTGCATATAGGCGGCCAGTTGGTATGGCTTCCCGTTCAGTCCATTGCAGCAGCCGTTGCTGATGATCTGACCACGCATCCCAACCTTGGTCACTCCATAAGAGATTGTCATTACCGGCTGTTTGGTAACGGTTCGGGTGGTGTTGCCTCGCCATGCCCAGCAGGGGTGGGGTGCCTTCGGATCGAACGGGATCTTGAGGCAGTCATCCTCGATCAGTGCGTTCACCCGGTTCAGGACTGCCCGGTACAGGTCTGCCGGACGGTCCCTCGGCAGGAGGTTCGTCTCAGCCGCACCGACCTCGTCCAGACCCAGGGCTGACAGGTGTTGGATTCCGTTGCATGTCCCGTCCACCGACACCGGCAACCGGCTCCCGATGGACTGTGGCTCCAGAACCGCGTATACGGCTGCCAGAGCCCCGAAGGGCTCGTCGGCCTCCATCCACCGCCTGTCATCGTACGGATCGAACTGGGAGGCATTACGGCCCTCCAGGAAGGTGTCAGCCCAACGGACCCGTTCATCGAACGGAACCTTGTCCACACCGAAGCAGTTGGCGAGGTGGATCTTGAGCCGTCTCATGCCCCGCTCGTCCGGTTCCTTGGCCTCGCCGAAGAGGAGGAGTCCTCGACTGAGGTCGTTGCCCTGCGGCTGGAGTGCCGTGCTGCTGGTGTACAGACGACCCCGGAAGCAGAGTTGGTGGACGAACCAGAAGCAGGGGTACTTCCGCAGCTTCCGGGCGAAGTCGAGCATGAAGGTGGTGTGGACCCGGTTGCTGGACGCCCTCGCATGGGCGGTGTGGATTCGGGATGCCGTCTGTCTCCAGTCCATCACGGCCTCCGAGTTCCAATCCCCTTCCGGACGGGGCGGGATGTCCGGCTTCCCGGAAGCGACCAGTCCAGCCCTGCCACCTCCCATCTTCCAGAGGTGGGAGGCGACATCCAGTACCCGGTCATTCACCCGCCAAGGAACCGACTGGCAGTAGTTCACTGCCTCCTGAACCAGAGGGCAGTCCTGGGTTTCCCGGTGGTCGTACTCGTTGGTCAGGACGGCATCCCCGGTCTGGTAGATGTAGCCTCCTCCCTTGAGGTGACGGTCCCACTGTCGGGGCGGTATGACCATGGGCATGAGAACCGGGGAGAGGATCTCCATGTTCTCGTGCATCCTGGATATCTGGTCTGCTGTCTCGTCCGTGAGCTGGAGAAGCTGATGGGTCTTGTAGTCCCGGACGAACCGGGCGACATGGAAGATGTCCGAGTTCTTCAGGACCAGATTGACGAGGATGAAGCCGATCCGGATTCGGTTCTCCTTGGACCATCTGACGATCTTGACTCCCGCCTTCTTCGAGACGAGGTCGATCTTGTGCGGGGTCCAGTTCTTCGTGTACATGACCTCGCGGGTGTAGTGTTCCTTGGCCCGCTGGCGGAGAGCCTCGTACTGGATCTCCTGACGGTAGGCACCTCCAACAGCGTCATAGACCGAGGTCAGGGTGTTCTGGGTGGCAAGCCTGACCATGACCTGAAGAGTGACCAGAGCCGTCTTGTCTGCCCTCATGGCCAGGATGGCCGTGTCGTACTCAGTCGGCCGACGCTTCTTGGACTGGGCGACCTTAGCATCCTGGTACTCATCGATCGCCTGAACGATTCGAGGCATCGTCCGAGCGACCATCCGCTGCTCGGGGGTCCGGAGAGTCGGATCGGTCGAGATGGCCTTCCGGTATCTCTCGATCCCGAGGTCGATGGCCTCGACCTCAAGCCTCTCCTGCTCCGAGGCCAGCCATGTCTTCGACATTCCAGACTGACCGTCCCATATTGGGTATTCCATTGCACTCCTTGGGTCGTTGGTGGAGTCTCAGAGGAGTCGATTGGTGTAGGGTTCTCTCTGTCTTCCCTTCTCACCAGAGGTCCTAGGGTTCCCATTGGAGGGTCTAGGAGGGTCTAGGGTGTCCTATAGGTAGGTTGTTATAGGTGTTCTCCCATCTACCTACCTCCTAGACACCTCCTAGTAGCCTCCTAGACACCTCCAGTACCCTCATTAGGGGTCCCTGTAGGATTCCTCTGGGATTCTAAGGGTTTCTCATGGGGGCACCCTAAGGACGCACATGCCTGGTTTCGGGCGTTTTCACTCGACCCCCTCGCCCACCGCCAAGCGGCGTACAGGCTGAGCAGTGGGTCGCCGCCGTGGTCGGGATCGAAGAACGGCTGTGACTCGTGCGTTGAGTCGCTGGGGATGTTGATTATCCGACGATGGACAATCCACCCCTCGTCACATGGGGCGAACCGATCAGCACGGCAGTCCATCACCATCGCGAACCCGAGCACATGGCTGGCGGTGTCGTCGGGGAGTA